TGCTTTTGGAAGTGGTTTAATGAGTTCGGTTACTTTAGTATTTACAGATTTTTCTAATTCACTACTATTAAATTCGTCTGTATATAATTTTATATCTTTAAAAGTTTCCGAACCTTTGTTTGCTAAATCTATATTTGCTCTTTCTATTGCCATTATTTGATTATTTCAAAATCACCCAATTCAAATTCTTCTTCGTTATAATCTTCAATTGTTTTTACTACCAATGTATAAACTCTACCATAGGCAAAGTTTGTAAAGTTTAAACGGATTAAATTACTATCAGTTCCCATAATAACTTTTGAGTTTACATCATAAGGAACAATAGTTTCTTTTGTAACTGCATCTTTAATAGTATAATAACTTTCAGTTGGTAATTTATATCCAGTTTGGTATTCAAATGTTGGATAAACATTTCCAGATGTTATTGGATTAAATTGTTTAACTGGATATAATTCTCTAGCTACTAATTTTATTTGTGCTTTTTGGTTTACTTTATATTCACTTTTTAAATTAGATGAATATACTCTATATTGTCTATCACCAACTGCTGCTAAACTACCAGTAGATATATTTGTTTCTTGCCAACTAACTTTTAATTTTGGTTGGTAAATTGTATTGGTTTCTTTTGAAAAGAACTTAACACTACCATAATCAACTCTATCATTCTCTGCTTCGGAATTGTATTTAATAATCAATCCATTGTTAGTATAACTACCACTTAACCAAACACGTAGTTGTTGTGTAATATCAAAAGTTACATCACCTAACTCATATGAGTATGTATTACTATCTGCCGATTGTGTGAACCAAGTACCACCATATCCAGTATCATTACCAGTTGTTCCTGGTGAATAAGATGCAGTAATACCAACAATATCATCGTTCCATATGGAGGTTGTATCATCTCCATTACGATAAATCCAAGTTACACCATTCGTAGATATTTTATCAAAACGAGTACCAGTACCATTTTCCCAACTTTGTGAAATTGGGTATGCTTGTAATGTTATAGTTGCAGGTATTTCATTTGCTTCTGCTAGCTTCAATTCTAATGATGCAGTAAATGAACCCGATGGTATCTCGCCACTTGCTATACTACGAGATATGGCAGTTATATCAAACTTTATTAAAGTTCTTGCTATATCCTTTGTATCACCATAGTATTGTTTAGATACTTCTAATATCTCATCAATACCTGTGTTTTGGTATGGTTGTTGTAAGTATATACTTGCGTCCGATGAAGCGGTGTAAAATATGTTCATTATAATGCTCTTCCTTTAATATCTGTATTTGGGTATTTAATTTCAAAGATGGCAGGGTCTAACGATGGATATATTATTTTATTAAGAGTTGCTTCTTTTATGTTATAAGCATATGCAGAATAGTTACCACCTCTTAAATTTACCACTTCAACATTTTGAACTGCGGCTACTCCATCAATATTTGCTATTTCCAATTCAATCTCACTTAAATTTATTGGTTGATTTATTTTCCATTTAGTAATATCAAATAAATTTTTCAATGCGTTATTAACTTTTAATAGTACCTCTCTTTTGTTGTAATTATTAAATGTTGTTATTTCATAGTTTATGCCTATATTAATAACAAACCCATCTAACATATTAACCGCATCAGTTAACATACGATATTCTTCCAAATATGTTTTTAAATTTTGTCTAATTGCATCATTTAATACCGTTAAATTTCCATTTACATCGTAACCTAATAAATGCATATTGATTGCAAATGGATTATTAAATTCAGCATTTATGGTTTTTTGTTGTAAAACATATCTTTCAATCTGGTCACCGATTTCTGTATCAGTTTTACCAACGGAGGATTTTACTAAATTTAAGAATTGTTGTCTTGCAGTATCATCTCTTAAAACAGCCTGTACCTTTGTATCATCTAATGCAGTATCTTGCTGAACGAATACTTTTGCCACACTACCAAATTCTGATGGCATTGCTAAAGTTCTGATTTCATAATCAGCTCTTGTAACTGCTCTGTTTTGAGAACCATAGTTCGCTATTGCGTTTTCTCGTATTTCATCAATTGTTTCCGCAGTTCCACCCCCTACTGCTGGTTCTAAATTAGTAACTGCAACCGATGCCTTCGATGCATTATATACGGGTAATGTTATTGGTGTATATTGTAATAAATCTTCATCAAATTCAATTAGATTTATAGTTGTCAAATCGCCACTAGGTGAATTTGAACCAATACCTCCACCAGATAAATATGTAACCGTTAATGTAGTATTTGATGGTGCTATACCATATGTGGATGTTTTTAAGAAATTTGATGGGTCAAATGTTTCACCTAATTTATCTATTGAATTGTTTAATCCAAGCCCAACATTTTTAGTTGATGGTACTAATATCTCATCACTTACATTTGAACTACCACCACCGAATCGAAGTTGCACCGAATTAGTTGATGTAATTTTTGTTGTAAATCTACGTGGAGTTTTTAATAATTTTAATAAATACGGTGTAGTTGAACGGTACTGTGATAATTGTGGGTCATTAGATTCTACATTTGGTATTTTGGTATATATCATTTCTTGTGCCAAATATGGTACTTCATAATATACTTTTTCATTTGAATCAACTACACGCTCTACACTAATAAAAGATGTATCTTCTATTGTAAACGTAGGATTTTTAGTAAAATTACCAACAGTAAATGTTTGAGTTTTAACGGTAGCACTTATTGCTTTTACTTTTTTTGTTAAAAGATATAGTGCAGTTTCGTTTCCATTCGTTTGAAACGCACTAACCTCCCTATCGGTGGGGTCATTAAAATCTACGTCATCGGTTGTTACAAAAATTAATTCATTACGCAAGTTAGATTTAATTTGCATACCTTGCCTAATCTTTAATGCATATGCGTAATCCGGTCTGTTATTTGTACCCGTTCCAATATTTGGTACTGTTTGATAAACAGTTATAGTAGTTGTAGCGGGTCTAGATAATTTTGGTTTGTATCCTAAATTTTGAGCCTGTGTAAGTACATTTGTATAATTACCAGCTAAATTTATAAATGATTCTTTTAATTGAGAATCCGTGTAATATGAAAGAATATCTCCCACATACGCAGCTTGCTCAATAAACATCATACCAGGTGATGATTCATTAAAATCGCTAAAGGTATCGGAGTAGTATGTTTTGGTAAACTCAATAAGAGCTTGACGTAGTGATGTAAAATCTCTGTTTAGATATTTTATATCTTTACTATTTTTACCCCAATTTTTTTCCGTAGGTAGAAGTGCCATATTAAACCGTTAAATTTATTGAGTCTCTTGAATTATTTCCAGCAAATGCTAATCTATAATTTAATTGAACCTGTATTGAATTATTATCTTTTGAATTATTATCGGAAAATACAGATACGTTTTCAACAGTAATAAATGGAAGCCATCTTGCGATAGCAGTTTCTATTTCTGTTTCAATGTATGTATATACCCCACCACCTTCATCTATTTGTTCAAAAAGTGCCTGTCTTAAATTACAACCAAATTCAGGCTGCATTAATCTTTCTCCCCTATTAGTTAATATCAAATTTCTCAAATCCGATTTTATTTGTTCCTTTGTTGTATAGTTTACGGCAAAATATCCATTGTTGCCTTTTGTAAAGCAATCGGATACACCAACACTTTTGTCTTCGGTATCTACAATGAATTTTGTTTGTATTCTATATGCCATTATTTCTTAAACTTCTTAACTAACTGTGAGTAATCTCTTGTCATTGCTTTCATTAACACATCTACTCCCTCTGGGTTTTTATGTGCCATCATTCTTGCCTGCTCTAATACAGATGGTCCACCTGCCGAAGCACCAAATTGGTCTGCCATATTTGATTCCTCACCAAATGAGTTATCACCATATCCTAACATATCAGGTGTAATTCTTGGAGTATGTGGATTTGCACTTCTTTTATCAAATCTCATTTCTCCCCAACTTCCATCATCCTTTGATACTGCTTGGTAATTTTCTTTTATTTGTGGTTTAGATGGTGTTTCCAATTCTTCGTTTAACACCTCACGTACCGCTTTGCGGATTTCTTCTTTAAGAGTTTTTTTCATATCTTCTCTTAAAACCTTAACTAAACCTTTAATTAATTCTGTTTGATTCATAATAAATTGTAGTTTATCTTATATAAATATATGTTATATGTTTTTTGGTTATTCTATTATAGTGTATCCTTGCCAAGTCAAAATACCTGGTCCAGGAGGAGCGGTGGGTGGATATTGTGATATTGTATTACATATGCCACCAATTGTTGTTAAATGTATTTTTGCAGCTAATACAATAATTTCTAAAAATGTATTTATAGTTGTAGACGGTAAAATTGGTATTGGGGTTTCTATCCAAACGCCAGGATTTATTACAGTATTAGAAACAACTGATAGATTTAGTATAGTACCTGGTGCTGGTATTAGTGGTGGTATTTTTCCCAATTCAACACCAACCCAATACGAAATTATTGCTTTACCATATAATGCAAGCGATTGGTTATAGAAATCTTCACTTTTTGAATTAGTACCTTGCATTAAAGCTAATATTAAAGTAGATTTCATTAATTCAGTATTACCTTTTATTGCTGTGTTTTTTGTAATTATATCAAAGCCACGCTTAACACATTCATCATATTTTTTTACAAAGAAATCGGCATAATCTTCAACGGAATCCCAATTTGGGTTTTCCATTTTGGATGCCAATTCTAATTTAAAAATAGTCCAAGACATTATATAAGATAATTTGTTTTAGAAAGACAATCCTTTAACTGATTACCTATTTCGGTAAATGCCTGTCTATTTATAGGACCAGGGGCAGACGGACCTGATGGAGTTGCTATTTGCATTTGATTTATAGCATCTATAAGTTGTGCAATTAAATTTGTAAATTTATTACCCAATACCATTTGTTGATTTACACTACCACCACCTAACATAATTTTACCATTCTCAACCTCAAACACCATATCATTTCTATTTTTTGCAGTAAAATACATATCACCATTATGTGTAGTAAAATCAATAGAATCAGTATCTATACTAACTACATCATTTGCAAATATAGAAAGTTTCTTTTTAGAAAACAAATATAAATCTTCTGCCTTTGAAGATATTGTTACTCTATCGGAATTTATTACGATTTGGTCTCCCTTCGCTTCACTTGGAAATTTGTGAGATGATTTTGAATAATTTACTACTGGTTTATATTTTGTAACATATTTTCCACTTGTTATATGTAATGATGTTCCATCTTCATTAATATCTTCATCAACTATATCATATATCTTTTTAGACATATTATCAATC